CCCATTGTTGCAAAAGAATACATCGCTGTTGTTCAAGGAATTATTAACGATTTGAGGCTCAACTAATGGCTGGAATTCCAAAGGTAAAGATAACCTTCGATGCTGACTTTGACGAGTTAAAAAAAGGCATCAAAGGCGGTCAAGATGAAATTGAATCCTTTGGCTCAAAGGTTGGAGACTTTGGCAAGAAGGCCGGATTAGCATTTGCAGCCGCTGGCATAGCAGCAGCTGCTTACGCATCCAAGCTCTTAATTGATGGCGTCAAATCAGCCATTGCCGATGAAGCTGCTCAAGCTAAATTGGCCACAACTCTGCAAAACGTAACTGGTGCAACTGACGACCAGATTGCCGCAACTGAAAAATATATTCTTAAGACATCTTTGGCCAACGGAATTACTGACGATCAATTGCGTCCATCGCTGGAAAGATTACTTCGTGCAACCAAAGATGTCGCCGAATCACAAAAACTTCAAACCTTAGCTCTCGACATTGCGGCGGGTTCAGGCAAATCGCTTGAAGCTGTATCTAACGCGCTTGGTAAAGCTTATGAAGGCAATTCAAGTGCATTGGCCAAATTAGGTGTTGGATTATCTGCCGCGCAGCTTAAGACCATGAGCATGGACGATGTGACTAAAGCATTGGCAACGACCTTTGGCGGGCAAGCCGCTGAGAAGGCAGACACATTTGCAGGCAAGATGGATCGTCTTAAAGTGGCATTTGATGAAGGCAAAGAGACAGTCGGTTCATTCGTACTTGATGCAATTACTCCAATGGTCAATACTTTCGTCAAAGATGTCGTGCCAGCCATTCAGAAATTTGCAGATGAAATCGGGCCAAAATTGCAACCGGTAATCAAATTCCTTGGAACTTATATTCAGGAAGTGTTATTGCCAGCTTTCAAGAGCATTTGGGGATTTATCAATGATTTCTTGATTCCCATATTCTCATCAATTCTCACGCCAGCCATTAACGGATTGCGCGGTGCATTTGAGAAGGTTCAAAAAGCCATCGGCGATAACTCCGAGGAATTGAAGCCGTTGCTAAATTTTATGAAGGCAGTGGGAGAATTTGCAAGAGATACTTTGGCTCCAATTATTGGTGGCACACTTAAAGCCGCATTTAGCGTCTTAGGAACAATCATTTCAGTCACAATTTCGGGGTTCTCTAAGATTGTCACTGTTGTCACTAGCGTGGTCAATGCCGTCAAGGGATTTATCAAACTTATGACTGATAATCCAGTCACTAGATTCTTTGGCTTAAGTGGAGATAACTCCAAAGGCTTAAAGGCCGGCGGTGCAGAATTTGACCCAAATATCGGCGGCGACGTGGGCGGTGGGTTCCCTACTGGTGGAAGCATGGGCGGTAATGATCCGCGAACCTTTACCGGCGCACCATTGGGCGCATATTCACCAGCGATGCAAGCTGCAATCTTGCGACGTGAAGAACTCAAAGCTGAGACTGAACGCCTACGCAATGCCAGAGAAGCGGCCGCAAATGCCCGGACAGCTGCAACCGGCGGACTTTCAACGGCAGACCGAATTAACATAACAGTCAATGGCGCACTTGATGCAGAAGGTACAGCTCGCACAATTGTCGAAACCCTTAACAATTCATTCTTCCGCGGTACAGGCGGCGCGTCGAATCTGCAAACAATATGAGCGTCTTTAATCCAGTATGGCGAGTGACTATTGGCGGCGTTCAGTATCAGACTGCCATTCTTGCCAATCTGACCATTACATCTGGCCGAACTAATATCTACGAGCAAGCTCAAGCTGGATACACAAACATTGAACTTATCAATTTGGATCAATCAAATGTTCTCATTGCAATCAATGATTCATTGACCATTGAACTGCAAGATTCCACAGCTACATTCATTCCAATTTTTGGCGGCTCTGTTGTCGAGGTTGGCATATCAGTGGCCGAATTGGGCAATGTGGCCTATGCCCAACGCGTCAAGATTATTGCCTTGGGTGCATTAGCTCGATTGCCAAAGGCATTGACCAATGGTGTTCTTACTCAGGCCTTTGATGGCACTCAAATTTATAAAGTGCTTCAAGGCGTCTTATTTGCTCAATGGCAAGCTGTTCCAGCAGCTTTGACGTGGGCGACTTATGATCCAACTACTCAATGGCAAGATGCCGAAAATACCGGATTGGGAGAAATTGACCAACCGGGTAATTATGAGCTTGCAGCGCGTTCATCAGATCGAACAGATGTCTATTCTCTGGTTGCAGCTTTGGCCAGTAGCGGCTTGGGTTACATTTATGAGGATGCTCAAGGGCTTATTTCATACGCCGATTCCACACATCGCACGACTTATCTTGCAACTAATGGATACGTGAATCTTTCGGCCAATGATGCTCAAGGCTCTGGTCTAAGCATCCAGCAGCGCACTGGCGACGTGCGAAATACAATAACGTTGCAATATGGCCAGAATAGTCAATTCGAGGTCAGCGCGGCAGATGCGGCGTCAGTAGCACTTTATGGCCAGCTTGCTCAGATATTTACAACAACAGTCAAGCATCAAGCTGATGCCCAAGATCAGGCAGATTTCTATTTAGAGCTTCGAGCATATCCGCAATACAACTTTAATCAGATTACTTACCAGCTGACAAATCCAGAGATTGACGATGGCGACCGAGATTCATTGATTAACGTGTTCATGGGAATGCCGCTGGCAATTGCAGACTTGCCGCTCAATATGTCATCCGGTACTTATTTGGGCTTTGTCGAGGGTTGGACGTTTCAAGCCGGATATAATCAAATCAGCGTTTCACTTAATCTTTCGCCATTAGCGTTCTCACTTCAAGCCATGAGATGGAACGACGTGCCGATTGTCGAAACATGGAATTCAGTTATACCTACATTAGACTGGGAACACGCGACGCAGGTCGCATAAGGAGAAAACATGAGCAATCCAACAACGCCATTCAGCTGGCAAATGCCAACATCGACTGATCTTGTAACTGATTTGCCCGCTGACTTTGCAGTCTTTGGTCAAGCTGTTGCTACATCAATGGCTGATTTACTAGGTGGCACAACTGGTCAAGTCTTGTCAAAGACATCTAATACCGATATGGATTTCACTTGGATTGCTAACGATCAAGGCGATATTACTGGCATCACAGCTGGAACAGGTATTTCAGTTACATCACCAACTGGGCCAGTTCCAACAGTGGCGATTGATACAGCTGTAACAGTAGATAAAACAACTGCGCAGACTTTGACCAACAAAACTCTCACTGCTCCGCTTATCAATTTATCCTTCAACGCACAAACTGGAACAACTTACACGCTAGTGGCAGCCGATTCAGGCAAACTTGTCACATCATCAAACGCGGCGTCAATAGTTATCACAGTACCACCCAGCACCTTTGCAGCTGGTGAGCAAATTAACGTGCAAAGCATCGGTGTTGGGCTTACTTCATTTGCTCAAGGCGCAGGTGTGACAATCACTTCAACAGGTGCGACCGCATCAGCTCCGATTCTCAGAGCGCGCTATTCCGCTTGCACAATTATTTGCACAGCAAGCAACACTTTTACCATTATTGGTGACTTGAGCTAATGAGTCCAATTCTAGGAATTATGGCATCTCAGATAAGCGGCCATTTATCCCAAGCACCATATTTCGCGTCCATTACTACTGGAGCGGGAGATCAACAGGGAAGAGCAATTTCACTTTATGCTGGCAATCTGTACGTCTCCGGAAAAGACGCAACTGGTGGTTCATTATTTCAAAAGATGACAACAGGCGCGTCAGTCTCAGTCTCAAAATCTATTAACAACGGAAACCGGTTGGGTGTTGGAAAAGTAGCCAACGATGGTACGGGCAATTTCTATCTTGCAAATACCGATGGGGCAGTTTCAGCTTTAGTCGTCAAAATAGATTCCACAGGGGCAATTCAAGCTCAAAAAGAATACGGCGGCCTTTATTCAACTATGGGCCTCTTATGGGATGCCACTAACAACGTAGGCTATTTGCCAATTTACCCGGCAACTGGTGGCCATGGAATTATTATGAAAGTCGATAGCAGTCTGGCAATTACTTGGCAAAAAGATTTCTCAACAACTGGCGGCGCGGCAGACGATCAATACTTTTATACAATTGCCTTAGATAGTGCGAAAGCACCACATTGCTTTGGATATGCTCGCGGTGCAACTGAAAATTTGATTGTCAAAATGACTACAACTGGTGCAGTAACTTGGCAAATTAGTAACACAGGCGCAACAGTAATTGCCGGGGCAATTGACAGTTCCAACAACGTTTATTCTTTAGGCTTCAGTGGTCCAACTTTATTCAAATATAATTCAACACCAACACAGCAATGGTCAAGAAGGCTTACACATACAAATCTTTTACGTTCAGCGGAAAATTCATTGGTCATTGGTGACGATGGTTACATTTACTATGTTGGATACTACGCAACAGGTACGACACCGGCAAATGGTGGTTTCATTGTCAAATATAATTCATCCGGCGTAATCCAATGGCAACGCACAATTCTAAGCGCAAGTGACACCATGCGCTTGCAGGGAATTGTTATTGATGGTTCAAATATGTATTTAACCGGCTTTATTGCAAGCAATGGTGGAGACGTATTCATGGCGACACTTCCGACAGATGGATCAAAAACTGGTACTTATTCTCTAGGTGGAACAAACATAACTTACGCTGCCGGTTCATTTACCGAAGCCGATTTCGGCGGCAGCAGCTCAAATCAAAATACGACATTGGGAACTTCAACCTTGTCTGCAACTACTAGCACTTATGCCGCTTCAAACTCGACTGCAACAGTAACAAAGGTGAATTTATGACCATTTACATCAACGTTGATTCAAATGAGTATCCACGATATGAGGCGGATATATTGCTTGATCCAACTGCTAATTGGGTTGCGGTTGCAGATACTCCATCTCCTTTGATTGCCAATGATGAGATGGCTTACCAAATTACTCCAATTTTAATTGAGGGTGAATACATTCAACAATGGCAAATTCGAAAACTGAGTGAAGATGAACTCAACACAATTAAGCCATAACGGATGGCCAGCATCTAAAGATGCAGCTGAAATTCACATCATCAGCGTTCCAATCGAGGGAACAAAGGTCAAGGTGCGATGCGCGAAAGCCGTCGCGCCATTGATTGCTGGATTCTGCAAAGAATTCCATGAGCTGATTGAACCCATTGATGAAGGTCAGCTTGATGATTGGGGTTATGCGTTTCGTATGGTACGCGGCTCCACTGACAATTTAAGCAATCACAGCTCTGGCACCGCCATCGATCTAAACGCAACGCAACATCCGCTGGGCAAATCTGGCACGTTCCCAGCTGAGAAGGTTCCAATGATTAGAGCTTTGGCTAAGAAATACGGACTCAAATGGGGTGGAGATTATCGAAACCGAAAAGATGAGATGCATTTCGAAATCGAATTGAGTGAAGCGAAAGTCGCGGCACTCATCGGGAGCTTGAACAAAGGAGACAACTAATGGATCAAGCAAAGGCAATGCTGGCATCATGGCTGAGAAGCTCTGTCGCCGGCGCATTGGCCGTCTATATGAGTGGCAATACCAATCCAAAGGATTTGGCCTTGGGCTTAGTGGCTGGACTTGTTCCAGTGCTGGCACGCTGGGCTAATCCAAATGATGTAAGTTTCGGCAACAAGAAATGAGTGTAGGCGAATGGACGGCGGTTGGTGGGCTTGTTCTTGCGGTGCTGACTGCCATCTATTCGTCAATGAGATTCATGGTGAAGTCGATCATGCGGGAGCTGCAACCGAATGGCGGCAATTCTCTTAAGGATCAGGTCAGCCGAATTGAACAAAGGCTTGACACATTGATTCTTGAAATGGCTCTGAAGAAGTAACCGACACGCCGATTCTTAGGCATCATTCTTGAATTTGTCGGCTATGCGTGTCACTCTGTAATTCGGGAGCTGATACGCAGCTTTCAGAATCGGGAGCAAAAAATGACAACAAGTGAAATCGGGCTATTTGTCCTCATGGCAATAGCTTGCATTCTATGGGCAATTTGCAGCTATGCAGTCGGATACAAAGAAGGCCACAAAGACGGCTACCAGCGCGGCAAAGCCGTCGGCCGTCACGCATCATCTAAGGCGGTGCGCTAATGGGGTTCTTGGACGGCTACGAGGCCGCTCGCGCCCGAACAGATCGCTGGCTTGCTACATTTCCAGCCGGACGCATTGAGACTCGAATTGTGCAATTTGATGCTGAAAAGGGCTTTGTGCTTATTGAGGCCAAGGCATTTCGCCAGTCAGATGACACATATCCAGCCGGCATCGATCATGCCTACGGCTATCAAGGCGCATACGTTCAAAACATGAAACGCTGGTTCGTTGAAGACACTTGCACATCTGCAATTCTCAGGGTTATGCAGCTTGTTATGGGCGGTGCAGAGCGCACGACCCGCGAGACGATGGAGCAGATTGAAGCTCTACCGGCTAAGGTTGCAAAGACTGACCTAGATTATGATTACTGGACGACCAAATTCGGTGAAGTGCCATCGTTTAAGACGCAAGAAGAAGTCGATGCAGCTGGCACACCAGATTCATTGCAACAGTGTAAGCATGGCAAGCGTGTATTTAGAGAAGGCAGTGCTAAATCTACGGGCAAGCCTTGGGCAAATTACAGCTGCATTGAAAAGAAGCCAGAACAATGTGATCCAAATTGGCTAGTCATGAGCAGCGATGGCAAATGGAAGCCTCAAGTATGAGTGGGCCAATCGAAGTCATAAACCCAAGGACGATGACCTGCACACTCATGGAAGATGGCGTCATCATTGCAACCTACAAAGTCGAGCAATGTGACAAATGCTCAAGGCTGGTCAAATTTGATGACTTTGGTTATCAAAAGGGATTTGGTAACGAAAAGATAATTTGGTTCTGTTGGGATTGCAGATGATTATGGTGCGACTTTCGCGTGAAGATGAAATTGTGGCACATACGGCCGGACTTGCCAGAGAATCCTATTATGGTTCAAATCCAAAATTCTTAGGTAATAAAGGCAACTTTCACAATGCCGTTGTGATCCATAGCGAAGCTGTTGGAGCTGAGATGGCAGTGGCTAAATACTTTGGCGTTGAGAACTTTGTGCCGACAGTCAATACATTTAAGAATGAACCGGATGTCTATTGGAACGGCATTGCCATTGAGGTCAAACAAACGCCGCACAAACGCGGTCACTTAATCATTAGCGAAGATGATCGTGACACTGACATTGCGGTCTTATGCGTTGGAGAATCTCCGACCTATTATCTGATGGGCTGGATACCGGTTGGCGTTGCAAAGCGTCCAAGGTTCCAGTCAGCTCAAGGCGGTTACTGGGTCAGCCAAATCAATCTGCAACCCATTGAGACGTTAAGGAAATCCATCCATGCCAATACTTGAATTTGATTGCTCAATTTGCGCAAAGCTCTATGGCAAAGCAAAGCAACGTCATGGCATTCGAAAGACGTCAGAGCTAACGCTTCATGAATGGTTCAGCACATGTCTGGGATGCGGAGCAATGGGCATCAAAGTCGTCGATGATGCAAAGGTTGCAGGTCTATCCTTATGAATAAGTTATCCACAGGCGTTATCCACAGGGTGTGCGCAACGCCCAAGAATACGCTCAGACTTGACCGGTATTTGACTTCATGGATACGCTCCATACTCGCTGGCGAGCCGCTGATGCGGATAGCTCGCAGGCGATGTCTGGTGCTATTGGCCGCGCTATGTGTTGTTGGCACAACACCAGCAGAAGCAGTGACAGACATAGATAATTTGAAGCTCTATGCTCATTCAAGATTGATTTCGTATGAGCAGTTTCAGTGCTTTAACAAACTGATAACAGCTGAATCTCATTGGGATATCAATGCAATCAATGGATCGCATTATGGTCTAGGACAGATGCGCAATCCAAAGTATCGAGAGCTTGATGGGTATCGCCAGATTGACTGGAGCATTCGCTATTGCAAGTCACGTCATGGATCAATGTGCAATGCTTATCGTCATTGGCAGAAGCATGGGTGGCATTGATGGTCAGTGGTAAGCATGCGCGGGTCTATGGATCAGCTTGGCGTAAGATGCGTGTCTATATCTTGGCAAGAGACGGCCACACGTGTCAGTATTGTGCAGCTCCAGCTACGACAGTGGATCACGTGGAGCCGGTAGCCAAGGGCGGTGAGATATTGAACCCGGAAAACCTAGTCGCTGCGTGCGTATCGTGTAACTCAAAAAAGCAAGATAAGGACAGCCGCTTTTTTTTAAGGCCGGTTTCCAC